TTAAATTTAAGCGTATATCTGAAGGCGTTGAAACTACCAAAGAAGCCGAACTACGGCGGATTGATTATGATAAAACTTCAGCTCTACCACGTTCCGTAACAGCTAGATTTGTTGAACCATTAAATGCTGTAATGACTTTAGATTATGATAAGTCATCTAAAACATTTCGAGGGCCTTTAGGTCCTGATATTATAGAATCAGATTTTGACATCACAGCTTTTATTAAAAGTTCACAACTAGGTTCAGGCAATGAAACTGTTGTACGAAGTCCTAAAAGAAACAGACCGAAGTTTTAGGAACGTTAACCTATAAAGACGAGGAACAATGCAGAAATATCTTTTATTTCTTTTTGTGTTCATTGTTAGTAGTTTTGTGGCTACCTCCGTTGGAAGCGCAGATAAAGCTAAAGATTTTCTTTGGTTTCATCCACAAAATACTACAGTAGATGGATTGGTTGAAATAGCAGATAATGTAATAGAAACAAATCTTTTAGTTAATGAGAAAGAACTTTTGTGTATGGCAAAGAATATATTTTTTGAAGCGGCAATAGAAAGTACCGCAGGAAAATTAGCCGTTGCACAAGTAACTTTAAATAGAGTAAACTCTAAGTATTATCCAAATACAGTTTGCGAAGTAGTTTATGAAGGTGTACATTATACGACAATCTCCGGCCAAAAATTACCAGTAAGAGACCGTTGTCAATTTAGTTGGTATTGTGATGGTAAGGGTGATGAACCAAGAATAGATTCTAGATTATGGATGGACACTCAAGAGTTAGCAAAATATGTTCTCTTGAGACAAGATGAGTTACCTGATATTACAGATGGTGCTCTTAATTATCATGCAGATTATATTGCCGCTCCAAGATGGGCAGGTAGAAAACATAAAACAGCAAAAATTGATACACATATTTTTTATAGGCCACGCACATTGAGATTATAATGATGAATATATTTGTTTTGGATTCTAATCCAAAAATGTGTGCTTTTGCACATAGTGATGATCACGTAAAAGAGATGATTCCAGTATATGCACAAATTTTATGTAATACTCATCATCTCTTAGATCCTGAAGGGTCAATACTTAAAGACCTTAATGATTTAGATCCTACTTTTCCGCTGATCCAAATGGAAATCAATACATCGTGGGCCAAAGATAATAAGACTAATTATCAATGGTTACATGATGTTTGGTTTTGGCTCAATAAAGAATATTGGTATAGGTTTGATGGAATACATGATTCATGGAATAAGTTATATAATAAGTTAAGTCATGTACCAAATAATATAATTGAAGGTGATCTTACTTCCCCCCCTCAAAATATTCCAGAAGATTGTATAGAAAGTGGTTTAGAAGATGAACTTCAAAATACCATTGCCGGGTATAGAAAATTTTATGGTCAATGGTGTAAGGAAAATGATGCCAACTGGAGTACACCAGATGGAGCAACACGAACACCCCCAAGCTGGATTATAGAAGATGCCAACGTATGATTATAAGTGTGAAAAATGTGGACACACTTTCGAAGAAGATTTCAAGATAGCTGATAGAAAGATTCCAACTGAATCTCTTTGTGTGGAACAAATTCTACATGATGATAATCCATCTAGTCAGGGGTTTGAGGTCTGTAATGGTGAAGTGACACAAGTAGTATCAGCACCATATTTTGGTTATGATAATATCCACACACGACATAGTACCAACAATAAAGAACCGGGGTGGTTCAAAGATAAAATAACAGATTTGAAAAAAAATAATCCTGGTCATTCAATGTAATTTAGTATGAAAAAGTTTACTCATTTGAGACGGTCTCCAAAACTGTCGTTTAATATACAACATGAATCTAGAAATGGTAAGAGGTTCTATGCAACTCCGGCCGGTGAATTATATCCATCTATCACATCTATACTTGGCGAATTCTCCAAAGCTTCAATACAGGCTTGGCGAAAACGCGTTGGAGAAACCGAAGCGAACAAAGTCTCTGGTAAAGCCTCACGTAGAGGCACCCGCTTACATTCTGTCTGTGAGTCCTATATCCAAAACAATGATGAATTTCTCACGGGGGAGTTACCACACATTACAGAACTATTCAAAACGATTGAACCGTTCCTTGAAAGAATAGATAATGTTCATGGAGTAGAACTTGGACTATACTCAGATCATTTCGGTGTTGCTGGTAGGACAGATTTGATCGCCGAGTTTGATGGTAAGTTGTCTGTAATAGATTACAAGACTAGTAACAGAACCAAGAAAAAAGAATGGTGTGAAAGTTATTTTGCACAATGTGCCTTTTACGCAGTAGCATATGAAGAACTAACAAAGATTCCAGTTCCACAAGTAGTAGTAATCATTGCAGTTGATAGTGATTCTCCTCAATTGTTTGTAGAAAATCGAGATGATTGGATTGATAAAATATGGGAAGCCAAGAAATTGTATGAACTAAATAATAATGTTAAGGAATTTGTTTGATGACCTGAAAGAATAGTTAAGTAAGACGCCGGTTCGATTCCGGCCAGCTCCACCAAAGAAGGTTATGGAAAAGAAATTAAAGTGGCTTGCAATAATGATATTGCTTGGATTATGTTTAACTTATGCCACACTCTATATTGGATATGACTTTCGTTGATGGGGCTGTTATGGAATTCGATTGCTAATGAAGGTATCAGAGAGAACGAATAGGGTGATTACCTACAATCAAATAACTTAATCGCAAACAATGACGATTATACTGCATACTCTTACGCACTTGCTGCGTAGAGTATAGCCGAGTTAGAAGGGTAATACTTTCGGGGAGTCGCTTGGGAACAGAAGAACTCCCCACTACTATAAACTTTCAATAGGAGATAATTTATGTCAGATTTTAAAGGTGGTTACAGAACACAAGTAGCTAGATATGAATTAATACCTGGTGAAAGAGAAGTATTTGAAAAACATATAGAGACAAGAGATTTAGTAGACTTGGCTGGAAGAATTGAAAGGGGTGAGCCCCATGAAGTTAATTCCAACTATGGTGGACAAGGATATACATATCTTTATCCTGAAGCAGAAGATTTGGGTCGAGTTAAGGTAGCATTTAAAAATGAAACATGGGAATTAAATTGGGAGAATAAACGTGGCTGAATGGACAAATGAGGGGTTTTTTAATCCATCCGGTCCATATATTTTGCAATTAAAAATTAATGAAGATATTAGATTAAAAATATTAGATGCAATTACTGATCGCGAGGAAATGCATGTGGATCTGCGATTCACCGGTGGAAAGGAAAGTGATCGTTTAAATGATGCTATAAAAAATTCTATTGTAGATGGTAATATAGGTGAAGTTTCTAAAGAGTGGATAAAAAAACATCCTGAAAATAAAATTGAAAACACTATTGAGAAATTGTTATGTAGATATGGTGAACGTTATTATAATCGGCCGTGTTTATCTACAATAACAGATGTTTGGTATGTTGTAATGAAAGCAGGAGATTTTCATTTATTACATGCACACGCCAACCATGATGATAGAGTACCTAAAGATACAGTAGAATTGAGTGGCGCTATTTATTTGAAAGTTCCAGATAATTTACCTCATCCGCAAGGTACTATAAATTGGGTAATAGGAGGACCTGTAAGTGCACCGTACGATCCTCTCTACCAACATTCACCAGAACCCGGCGATGTGTTTTTATGGCCTGCGTGGCTTATGCATATGGTATATCCTTTTAGAAGTAAACAAGAACGTATAATGATTTCATTCAATGGTGCAGTAAAATGCATTTAAAATAAGGAAGATAATGGCTGAATATATAAACGAAGAACCTTGTGAATTTATTTACAACATAACTGCTGTAGAGAGAGTTGTTGATGGTGATACTATTGATGCAGTTTTTGATTTAGGTTTTGATGTACGGATATGTAATAGAATCCGTCTACTTGGAATCGATACTCCTGAATCACGAACAAGAGATTTGGAAGAAAAGTTTTATGGAAAACTCTCATCGGCTGCACTCAAGTCATGGGTACATTGGGCGGTCATGTCAGACAGAGATGATATTGAAATACAATGTAGATGTCCAGAGTCAGATAGCAGAGGTAAGTTTGGTAGAGTATTAGGTGAACTTTGGATCAACTGTACAGAAGATGGTCATGAGTTTGGTGGATGGACAAACATAAACAAGTGGATGTGTGAGAGTGGTTACTCAGTAGGGTATTTTGGTGGAAGTAAAGAAGAAATTGAAGAAGCTCACATCAAAAACAGACAAGTGCTTCTAGAACAACAAGGTGTTAAATATGAAGGAGAAAAATAATGGATACAGATGAAGAAATAAAACAAATAAAAGTTACAGGAAATAAGTCTATAGAAGCCCGTAAAAAAATGAATTTTATGGCAAGATTTGCATTGTCTGTAACGATCTTAGGAACATTCATTTTTTTAATTTGGTTATTGTTCTTTACAGAATTAAAAGCCGACTCTCGGGACCTGGTAAATATTTTGATTGGTGCCTACGTGGCCGTCCTAGCGAAAAGTACAGATTACTGGTTCAAAGATAAAGATGATCCTGAACACAAAGAGACTGAAACATTAAATAATGGCAGTTAAAATGAACAACTCTATGATATTCATGGAGAACATTGAGCAGTTGGTTCAGAAAACCAAGATGACCTATATAGATGCAATTATGTTTTACTGTGATGAAAATAAATTAGAACCCGAAACCGCCGGTAAAATGGTTGGTGGAAAACTGAAACAAAATGTACAAGATGAGGCAGAAGACCTTCATCTTATTCCAAGAACATCTAAACTACCAATATGAAAGGAGAGAAATTGGTGAAGACCTTTAGGGGTTGACAAATCAGAAAAGTATGTTATAATAAGATATGATGATTAAGTGAAATAAATCGCAATACAATCAATACAACGCAATACGAAATATACGAAAGGTAAATATGTCGTTTACAGATATGAAGAAAAAACGTGGAGATAAACTCCAATCCCTCCTAAAAGAAACCGCAAAACTCAATGCACCAGCACGAGGTCAAGGTGATGATGATCGCTTTTGGCGTCCAGAATTGGACAAGTCAGGCAACGGAATGGCCGTTGTTCGATTTCTTCCTGCACCAGATGGAGAAGACCTTCCCTGGTCACGTTCATGGAATCATGGATTTCAAGGACCTGGTGGATGGTACATTGAAAACTCTTTAACTACTCTTGGTCAAAAAGATCCAGTAAGTGAACATAATTCACAACTTTGGAATTCAGGTATCGAGGCGAACAAAGAGATCGCCCGTAAACAGAAACGTAGGCTCACCTATGTCTCTAATGTTTACGTTCTCAAAGACCCAGCAAATCCTCAGAACGAAAATCAAGTTCGCCTGTATAAGTATGGTAAGAAAATCTGGGATAAACTCAATGATAAGATGAATCCTCAATTTGAAGATGAGACTCCAGTTAATCCCTTTGATTTATGGGAAGGCGCGAATTTCAAAATAAAGATTCGTAAGATTGATGGTTTTTCGAATTATGATAAATCAGAGTTTGAAAATTCCACCCCACTTAATGAAGATGACGCTAAGATGGAAGAAGTCTGGAAAACAGAACATTCATTGGAAGAATTTACTGATCCAAAGAACTTTAAGACTTATGCAGAGTTGAAAGAGAAATTGGATAGAGTACTTGGATTAACATCTAATATTCCTACTCCAAAGTCTAATAGTTTCGATGCACCGTTTGATGGTGGTAAACCTATGACTACTCCACACGTAGAACCTGTTGTTGAAAATGTTACAACCGCAGAATCTGCTGGTGATACAGGAGAGTTTTCATACTTTGCAAAATTAGCTGAGCAAGAATAATGACTAATGATAGTAATGCTATGTATGGATTTTTCTTTTGTGTGATTTTAGTGGTATGGTGTGCAGCAGCTTGGGGTTCACCCGATTTGATTGATGCTTTTATCTATTATCTTTCAGATGGTTTTTATAAAACCTAAGTTACTATACGAACATTCATTATATCACTATTAGATGGACTAACTCCTGAGGCGGGCAGTACCATAGGCTGAGAAGAGTTTACTTGGTTAGTTGAAGTATTTTGAATTATTGTAGTTGACCCGCCTCCAGTTTTATTACTTTCTACTTGTAATTGAGCTAACATTTGTCCTGTCATTAATCCCTCTGTGGCCTGTGAAAAAGCCTTCAATTTATTCATATCGGTTGCACCCAAAAACTTATCAAGTCCATTACCGATTCTTTCTAAATTATCAGTATTGAAAGCATCAAAAGATGCTGCGAGAGCCGAGACTCCATCTCCTGCATCTTTCAGTCCAGGTCCAATCTCAGCGAAAGCTCTAAACTTATCAACAGGATCTTTACCTCCCCCAATCCAACTAGAGAAGGCATCACCAAGAGCCGATACCGCTCCACCACCACCAAAAGCCGCTAGACCAATACCCAATTTTTTAATTCCATCTCCAACTACTGCGAAGTTTGATCCATCGATTGATCCAAATCTTTGTACTGATTTAGCAACAGCTTCCATTCCTGCACTATTCGTTGGCATAAGAAGGTCAGCTATTGCACCACCAGCACCAAATGCTAGTAAGCCTATACCTACTTTTTTCATTCCATCACCAACCAATGCAAGATTACCAGCTTCAATATCCCCAAACGTTTTAACTGAACCTGCTATTTTCTCAAGGTCTTCTGCAGAGGGCATGACTCCACCTGCGACAGCTGCACCAACAGAAAAGCCAACAAGAGCGAGGGACAATACTCCTAATGCACCCGCAACCGCTAACATATTTCCTGCAGGAAGTACTGCCAATCGTTCTACTCCCTCAACTATCTTATCTATTATACCTATAACTGCATCACCTATAGTTTTAATAACCTTTGAAATACCATCAAATATTGAATTGAGAATCCCCTCAGTTGATTGTAAAGCAGCTATTATAATATTACTAACATTCGTTACTATCTTACCAATTTCTTGTAGTGCAACTTGAACAGTTGCCAATACTGTTTGTATAGTTTCGTTGAGTACAGGATCAGTAATAATATCTTTTATTACTGTGAATAGTGCTGTAAGAATAGGGGTTAAAGCTTTAACTACAGTAGCGATTCCTGTAAAAAAATCTTTGATGAACGGGCCCATGTTTCTTATCATATTTCCAAAACCCGTTAAAACTTTATGAAGAATAGTTCCAATTGCTTCACCAAGTGCTAAGATGACACCAGTAATCATTTTCAATGCTGAACCTTCACCCGCAATCATTTCAAACACTTTAAATGCTGCAGCAAGCCCTGCGGCGAATATTGGAAGTGAAACTGCCATAACTGTTACACCTATTAATACTGCTGGATTTGCGAACGAGGCGAGTCCACTTGATAAACCTTTTAGAAAACCACCAATACCTTTTCCTGCTGACTTCATACCTCTTCCCATGGCGCCAATAGGATTCATTACAGCCTTACCCATTCTAGAGAAAAATCCACCAGCTTTTGCTTCATCCGCTTTTGCATCAGCGGTACTTCCACCTTCATCTCCTCCTCTTGCAGCTTCTCTCGCCGCTTCTGCGAAGGAAGCAGAATCTTTCATTTGTAAATCAAACATATTTCCTAATAATGAAGTAGTCTCGTTTTGTGAAGATAACATCTCATTAAAAGATGTCTGTAGGGACTCTGCATTATGTGCTATGTCATCTAAAAATCCTTCTTGTCCTTCTGCATCCTTTGCTAAGCTGGTTAAGGCCTCATTCCCCGATTCAACAAGATCAATGTGGTGGAGCTGATTTCCAACTTGGTCTTTAGCGGCGTCACCAATAGCTTCCAAATGATCCGTTTGTCTTTGCATTTCACCAGTTGCAAATTCATCTCCCTCAAGTAATTGTTCTTGTATTTCACGGGTGGCCTCTAGCTGTGTTGTCTGTTGACCTGCTTGCTGTTGATTGTCATCGTGCCGTGTTTCTGTCTCTCCAAATTCGGACATTGTTGCATTGCGCAAAGATGTAATGTCTTGGTGTGTTTCTTTTAGTCGTTTCTTTTGGCCACGCCTGTGAAAGAAAGCAAATATACCTCTTATCTTCCCCCCCTTCACAACTTGCGCACCAGATCTCCTTGAGTCAGAACCTTGCTGGTCCAGTTCAGCATTAAGATGATCT